TTAAGAAACACTAACACCTAGCTCCTGGCATAGTGCTTTTTGCAATACCTTAGAAAAATTTACTTTTCTGGCCATTGCTACATCATTAAGCCACTGGGGAATCGTAAGTGTTTTCTTAACTGCCTTATTGAAATGCTTGGCAGCATATGCCTCCACATCAACAGAAACCATATTAGCAAAGCGGGGAACGGCTCGCTCCTCATCAGTATCGTCCTCACAGTAAATATCCAGCTTATCAATAGGAGTAGGAGCGGGGGCATCATTGCCATCCAGCTTCTCAGAGAATAAATAACCAGCCAGGCAGTCAACAGCCATCTCCATAGCTTCCTGCATATCATCGCCACAGGTAGACAGATGATTAAGGTCTGGGAAAACTACAGAAATACCATTTTCTTCCTGATAGAAAAGCGCAGGATAAACACTCAACATATAAATCATCCTTTCAGATAGCATTTGCCGGACTTACAGCCCGGCTTGCTTAAATATAGATTTCAGGGTTTTGGTTGACAAGTCTTTAGGCTTCTTGTGGAATGTTCTGAAACCGTACTATCAGTGGTTTTGCATTCTATGGCCAAATATGTGTAACTAATCGACATGAAAGAAATATATGTAGAAAAAAATGGTTTTTTTAGACATATATTGACCAAATGTTTATAGTAGGCAGTTGTCAACAAATCTTTGACAGCTCTATGAATCCACATGCGCTCTTATCCAATCCGCTAGCTGTTCACTGCTCATGGAGCCATCGGCAACGGAGATAATAGCATTCTCTAAGTCTTGGTCATTGTAATTCAGCTTTATGGAATTGATTGCCAGATAAACTAACATAGCATGTACGGCAGTCCTTTTATTTCCATCCCGGAAAGGGTGGTCTTTAGCCAAGCCAAAGCAAAGCCTGGCCGACTTATCTATTGGCTCTGGATATAAATCTTCACCGCCAAAGGTTTGAAAAGGTGCGTGTACAGCTGATTCCAACAAGCCTTGGTCGTGAATACCCTTTTCCATAGCGAAAACTCTTTCCAATTCTTCATGGAACAAAAGAATATCGTCTAACAGTAATTGAATGTTTTCAGATACTTCATTCATTTATTCTCCAGCTCCTTATATAAATTGTAATTGCGCTTTAGAATAGCTGCGGAAGCTTGACGAATACGCTGAGCCAGTTCTGGGGAGTTCTGACTGGTAATTATGTGTGGTTCTACCTGTGGCTTATTTTCTTTAATCACATTTTTCATGGTGGTACTTCCTTTCTAGTATGTAAAAACTACCTTAATAGCTGTTTTACTAAAGATAATACTCCTTTGCAAAACGAATAGCCCCTATGCAATAAGCATAGGGGCTATCGTTAGTTCGGGGGTATGACGAATCAATTCCCGAATCGCTCTACGCTTATTGTACTGTATTGTAGATAATGTGTCAATCTTTTTAGCAAGTTGGAATGAGCATAACAAAATAATGCGCTTTAGCTCTCATTCATGGCGGTTGGTTTCGATATAGTCTGCGGAGCATGGCGAATCTATATCCCCGTTTTCTATGTGGTCCAGCTCATGCCTTATGGTTTCCTGCTGCTGCTCATAGGAGCAGTTCTTGTTTACGTATATATTGTAGAATCCGTCGGCATCATCGCAGACGAAGCCCTTTACTTTGGCAGTCAACCCATCAGCTGAGCGGATAATGTAATCAACGCCCTCTATCAGCATATAACATCACCTCCATCAATCATCATCGTCTATAAAAATATTCTGTTCTTTGGATTTGTTTATACTGTAGCAGTGAAATATTATAATTATTCTACGCAAACTTTATAGAAACTCCTACCGAAATCCATTGGGGTTATAATGGATAAAATATGTGCCAACTCATAATCTTTCCATAAGTCTTCATTTGAATGTGAGTACATAACTTCTAGCTTTGTGTTAAATTCATCTTTGTAAAAGTCTGCATAACTATCTTTATTCACTGCTACTCTACTTGTAGGCATGTCCAGGAGACTTAAGCGAATAAAATTATCCATCATAATTTGTAAATCTCTAATTGGAATGTTTTTTAAGGAAGGTATATAATATTTAAAAGCGGTTACTCCTTCATTAAGATCACGTATAATATGGTTTGAAGCTAGATTATAATGTGAATAGTTATCGAAAGAACTCTTTTTCTGGTATCTTATCTGGCAAATCGGCGTAGTATCGGTTAAAATCTTACTTGATTTTAAGAGAAGAGCCTCACTAGGTGTAAGCTGTTTTATTCCTCACCATCATTCATCATCGCCTTTGAGCTGCTTTAGCAGCTTGGTGGCAATCTCCAAATCTTTCATGTTAAACCTGTCGAATATGTCAATATGGCACTTTCTACTACGCAATGTTATAATATAAGAAAAGTATTGTAGAAAGTGAGTTGATGATGATGTACAGATTAATACTCTATTTTGTTACAGTAGCTATGGCTGCAGGTGCAATAATAAGAATATCTGAAAATCCTTGGAAAACAGCCTGTTATTTGATGTTGTTACTTACATTTTGGGATGTTTTCAAAAATTACATACGCAAGTATAATGATAAGTGATCTTAACTGCTCAATACTGGTCTTTAAAGGTTCATCAACGAATGGCGAAATTAAATCTAAAGATTGCTCTAATATAAATAGATATTGGGGTAAATTAGAGTTGGTAACAGGAAATGTGTTTTTAAGCTTTGATAGCAGTTCCTGAATGTATTGTTCAATAGAACCATCTTCATCCATCTCAACAGACAAAATACTATCAATCTGTTGATAAGAATCGGGATGCTCAGTGTGAAGATATTCCAAAGCAGGGAGTATTGCTGACATATTTGATAGTGCGGGAGACATTATAACGGTTGGCATGAAACGCTCTAACTGGAGAAAAGTATTTTGCATCTTAATCAGCGCAGGAACTCTGTTAATATAGTCTAGCGTTCTTTGATATTCAGCCATTGTTTCAGCTATGGACATATATGGTTGTTGACACATTGCAACGGCACTAATCGCAGGGTGGAATGCTTCTGCTGCAGTAGCATACACCGGTGTAAGATGTGCCGTAAGCGCCGCATTCTGCATAGCCAGCGGAGAGTAGGATGGTATGTTCATGCCGTGCTGTAAGGCTTTTAGTGCTGGCATATTGTATATATGTTGTATATTGTTTATCGATGTTAAATAGTTCTCAATGGTAGTCAATTATATTGACTCCTTTCTTATAGCCGTCCTCCTGGGCGGCTTATTTTTTATGCCATTTTCGTGATGTCAGGCAAATGGTATTTGTCGCGCTTTTGACTATGTAATGTTATAATATAAGTAAAAGTATTGTAGAAAGTGAGAAAAACTATGACCGAAGACCATATAGAATCAATTCTCAAATCAATAGCTGCAATATGCTTTATAATCCTTTTTCATATGTCAGATACAGTAACAGATAAGCTGGATGCTGTAATGGGTATTGCAGTTTTCAGCTTTCTGTGGGGACCTTTAAGATAGTCAATATGGCTACAATAACGATTTTAATACCGTTTTTTTCTATAATAAAAAACTCAGGCCAAGCGCTTGACCTGAGTATGCCCGCAAAGAGCTGTGTCTTTGATGATGTCCGCAAAGGACTTGTGTAAATAAATCATACATCAAATATTACTCATAGTCAAGAATAAATGAAATTATCTTTTATACAGTTGTCAATGGCACACATAGCCTCTCGGTCAAGCTTTACACCAGCCAAAGGTGAGGAGGCGCTAATGGGATCCATAATACGGAGTTTACTTTGGCTATTTGTTGTTTTATATCTAATGGTTGTTTCAAAATCATAGAATAACTCCTTTTTTGGAGAAAATAAAAAAGCCGGGACTGAATCCCGGCTTGGCCCCCATATCGCAATGCGACCTTGGGCAGCTCTGTTAGATACAGTATATCTTACCGGGTAAAAAAATGCAATAGATATTTTATTGGTGACTAAGCCCAAAATTATTCCTCTCTCTCCCGTTCTTATAGCCGTCCAGCAGGGCGGCTCATTTTTATTTTTACAATATATACGCAATACATAAAAATATTGTCAAATAAACACGCATAATGTATAATATAATTGTAAGGGGGGATATAATGAAACGGTCAGAGCTTGTAAAAATCTTAAAGAAACATGGTTGCAAATTCATAGAGCATGGAGGCAATCATGACAAGTTCTACAGTCCTTTGACAGGAAAGACATTTCCAGTCTGGCGACACGCCAAGGACATACCGCCAGGCACAGCAAGAGCAATCTTCAAGCAGGCAGGCATTGAGTAACGTGGAAGATGGAGGGGCGATAATTCGCCCCAACCATTGATATATATGTATATATAGGAGAACGATTATGGCTAAGTATATTTTTCCAGCAGTGTTTACATGGAGTGACGAGGATAAAACCTATTATGTAACTTTTCCCGATGTGGATGGATGCTTTACTGATGGAGCTACAGTTACAGAAGCAATGGAAAACGCTGATGATGTATTGAATCTTATGATTCATCATATGGAAACCACCGGTATGGATATTCCCAAGGCAACAGCTTTGGAAGATGTACCAGCTCCCAGCAAAGGTTTTGTAAATCTGATTATGGCTGATACAGTCGCCTATCAGGAAGTTATAGACCGGGAAAACAACCCCATTAAGTATGCCATGAAAAAGGCGGGACTGAACATCAAGAAACTTTCCCTTCTGCTGGATGCACCATATCGCACTGTGCAGGATTGGGTTGCCGGCAAGAGAATGCCGCCATCCTGGTGCCAGAAGCTCATCATCGAGAAAATCGAAACATCAGCATAATTGTTGTTATATAGCTGTGTCTTACAGTCGGGGCACAGCTATTTTTATACCATTTTCGTGGTGTTAGGAAAATGGTATCTCACACTGGCAGTTGTCAATAAATCTATGACAACTGGTTTTCCAACAGTTTCCTTCCACCGTATCCGTCACGACCTTTCTATTTGCCTTATTGATAAAGTCAATTGAATTTTCTAGCCAGATAATTTATAATTAGCTAAAGGGGAGTGGTAGCTATGAAGATACGTGGAGCTTTTAAACTTATATCCAGTGTGGCTATTTTCATGCTTATTTGTTCGCTTATCGCTATGGTTGTATCCGTTCTGTGGTGGTTATTCCCTATATGCAGTCAATCATTTATGTTCAGTGGAAGATGGGTTATCAGTGTTGCCATCACATCTTGGTTGCTGGTGACTAGAAGATTGATTATTAATTAGATTATCAGTTCTTATAAATCCTATTGCTCTTTTTTGAGTAGTAGGATTTTTAATTTTTAGCTCCTCGGCTTTAATTTTCAGTTCCTCGGTACCATGCAGATGATCTAATATTAATTTCAGTATGCCATATATACCAGTTGTTTCAACTGAAATATCCTTAGTTTTTATCTTTCCACCGAATATGGTTATCATGACAACAGCTAATAAACATATAGCATAAGGCTCTCCTAGCAACTCGATAAGACCTGGCGACTGTACGTTAGTCCTCGATTTGATAGAGTCATAAGAGATGGGGCGCTTTAATTCTTTTGAAATAGAATTTAGTTTTTCTAAAATTCCACACATAAATATAGGAATATCAAAGGCGTTTGGACTGTAAGGAGTTTCAATCGACAAAGTGAAATGGGCGATATTGCTCTTTATATAAAAAGAATGAATAGCTCGTTCGATATATTCACTGTATTCATCTACCTGAGATAGTGTCTGTTGATTTCTGAAAAATGTGTACAGCTTTGAATCTACCCTATTTTTCTCAATACCTGTAATCCATTCCACTTTTCTGCGACGAGTAAAAGGGCATTTCCCTTCGTCAATATCCTCAGAGGAAATATTCTCTATATATACAGTATCATCTGTTATATAGCCAAACGCAAACTTTGCAGATGCTTTTGATGGAATGACTACAATATCATCCTTTTTTATTTCCATGCAGAATTTATATACCTGATTCAGTATGCGAGTAGCTTGTGCATGATTATCCTTTATTTTGTCTATAAGTTGATCGGTTCTATCTGATTCAGCTACACACGGAACATCTTCATGTCCAATGCCTACAAAACCATCAAGAAAAAATTCATCAAAATAACTACCGGATTGCGTTCTTATAAACCAGTAATGTCGATTGTCGTCAATGGTATGTACTGGCAATCCTATATATTCTAGAATTTTAATTAGATCTGTCTCCATAATATCTTGAGCCATAAAATAATCATTCCTTTCGTCAACGTTTTATGCGATGCCGGAGCTTGTAGAGGAGGAGGTTGGGGATGCCTGTCTTTTTTCCTGTCGAGCCATCTGGATGAGCTGCCATTCTTCGTCTGATAGCTCCGCTGGGTGGGAATTATCAGCTGGCTGGGCTGAATTTTCCCCAGCTGGAGAAGCAGGCTGATGGCAGCTATCCAAATTAGCAATATTACCATTTTTCGATGTGTCAGACTCTGACACATCATTTTTTTGAGTTTTTTATATTGGTTCAAACGCCGAGCTGGGTTTGTAAGGCTTGTCGGAGTGTATGGGAGAAGTTGATATGTCTTGCTTCTGCAAGCTCGTTGAGATACCAAGGAATAGTTAGAGTTTTCTTGACGGTGCGATTGTCCATCTTTGCACGAATAGGGAACATATTCACATCGACGATACAGATAGCATCTCCAGTATTTAAGGATAGTCTATCTGTAGGGGTAGCAGCAGGAATATCTTCGCCGTCATGCTCAAGCTCCCAAAGGTATTCCTGAGCTGCTGCCTTGCCAAGCTCAACGGCTTTTTCAACGGTATCGCCGCTGGAAGCACAGCCGGGAAGGTCTGGGTAGTAAAGGCAATAATTGTCCTCGCAGTGTTCAATAACAGCGGGGTAAATATAATGGTCTGGGAAATTCTTATACATGGCAATTCCTCCTATGGGGGCAGGGCTTAAATAAGCCCTGCCTGTTGCAAGATTGATTTTTCTGTGCCTGGTGCAATGGTATCACTGAGTTTGTGCGGTGCAATGATTATGCAGCCTGGCTTGGTTGGGTGCTTGAATTTGCGGTGGCTTCCACGTTGTTTGACTTGCTTCCAGCCATCCGCCTCAACAAGTTTGATAATGTCCTTAAATTTTCTTGGCATTCATCACCCCTCCTTTAATTACATTATATAATACGTGCTATATACGTGTCAAGAAAAATCTACGTATATTATACGTAGATTTTAGGGGGTTGGTTGTATTGCTTTTATGTGATAGTTCCTTTCAATTAGCCGCCCTGGCAGGGGCGGCTTTTTGTTAGCTAATTTCTTTTTCTTTGGCGATGCTTCCAGAGGCGGATGCTTGTTGCTCCGCTTCTTCTGCTTTAATCTCCTGTAGGAGATTGTAATCATCCATAGATAGTGTAGCAGTAATGGTAGTTTCGTCATTCTTTTTTTCTGCTTTTTTCCCCTGCAAAGCACTGGCCACAGACACTATATAGTCCACTACTGCATCCTTGGCAGTGGCAGGGAGCTGAAGCCACTGCTTGGCAAATATCATCTGGGACTCTGACAAATCATACATACCAGCCAGCTTGTCAAGAATAGCCTCCTCGTCGCTGGTGTACATATCCCCTTTGCCCTCAGTAAGCCATTTTTCAGAGATGTTAAAAACAGTGCAGATTAATTGCACTACACGTTGAGTAACAGGATTGCCAGCTTTTTCTATATAACTAGCCTGAGAAACTTTTATACCTATTTTTTCTCCAAAATCAGTCTGGTTCAACCCTAGTTCTTTTCTTAATAATTTGATTCGTTCATTAATAGTCATGGTCATAACCTCCTTAATAATATAATATTACGAAAATCGAAAAAATGCAATAAAAAAATATTGACAAGTTGCGAAAATCGGAATACAATATAAATGAAAATTACGAAAATAGAAATTACAGAGAGGAGAGATACCATGAGAAACGGAATTAAGATTCCAGCAGGCCTGGAAAAGATTTTTAACATCGTCAAGGGCCTTGACTCTGAAAGTCAGGAACAGGTACTTCGTTCCGCCAGCATTTATGCCTACGGACGTGCCAGCGGTCGCACCGCCGATTACTCCGAGGGCTTTGCCGATGGCTATGCCAAGGCCAAGGCTGAACTATCAGCCCATGCCTAATCATCAAATGACTGCTCTGCAGTCTACAGCTCCCGGCACCCCCCTATATATACATTCGCAGCGTACAAAATCCCAAAATTAAAAGCCGGGGGTTGTGAACTGTAGAGCAGAGAAGAAAAATTGTTGGCACAGCAGGTACCTGCAGTATAGACTGCACCCTCCTTCAGACGGTGGAGGGGATAAGCATTGTTAGTTTTTTCGTAAAATTTTTTCGGGACAATGCTGCTGCAGGTATCCGCTGTGCCAGCAAGATAAGCGTGTCAGACTCTGACACATGAAAAAAGCCCCGCCGGGCGGAGCTAGGAAAGGAGGGAGCCTATGAAATGCTTTTTCCGTATGCTGGAGGAGCATGAAATATTAATTCCATGCACTGTAGCAGTAGTGACAACGGTGCTCATTAATCTTTTAGCAAAATGATAATGAGATTTGTGATTAATGATACAACAATGGGAGCGGGAAATGGCATAGAGCCTATTCTTTAGTCGCAAGCTGAAATATATACGCCCGCTGGTTGTTATGGAGTATACACCATTTTGATATAGTTTCCGTCAATTGACGAGAATACAAGAGAAAGGATGAGAAAGATGTTCGATTATTCAGTAATTTGTCAAATACTTAAGATAGTCTTGCTGGTTCAGGTTACATGGGTAGCCGGAAACCAAATTAGAGATATGATTTTTTCCAGCATGTCCTTTGTATATGCGGAAAAAAACAAAAGATGGCTGAGAAGTATGGTACAGGCAGGTATATGTATATGCGGCCTAGGTTATTTTACCACAACCATGCTGGATGCCTTGGCAGTTATATTGTGTGTAACTGTCTGGGGCGCAATGGCATATCTAACATATTTCACAATCATAATACATGCCCTAAAAAGCGGAACACTAAAGGACATATCCAATGCCTGCCCTCCTAAACTAAGAGAGTCCTTACTTAGAAGCCTTTCAAGCAGTACTGAATTTAACAGTTTGCTGGGGAAATACCACAGGCAAGCTGACGAAAAGAAAGACCGAATTCAGTAATATATGCCTTGTATGAGGCTATATCAATGCCGGAAGGTGGCACGTCTATGAAGGCGGATTTAAAGTAATCAGTATGGCGGAATTGGTCGACAAGGGGAGAGTTTCGTTCCATTCTAATCGTTCCTAAATTTCTGGTAGGGATATAGATAATACCAAGACGCTCCAGGTTTCCAATGGACATAGAAATATCACGACTGTACTCAGGATGTTGGTTTGTTATGTAAATATCCAGGATAGGAATAGAGTCAGCTTGACTATTGGTTTTTCTGGAACAGTGCAACAGTGTTGTAGGATTTTTTAACTCCATAAGAATTTTTGCATCAAGGGGTGAAAGCTGCTTGGCTATATCCACAAAGGCACGATGAACATCATTAACTTTTCGTTTATCTAGGGATGCATGAAGAATATTGTTGAACATATCTCTTACAACATCACCATCAGCGTAGTTTTGATAGTCATGAAGAATGTTGAGGATTACATCTTGGGGTGGATTTTCATTAAGGTGTTCTTTGGGAATATTAAATTCCTTGTAACCCCATTTTATTATCTGCTTTGTAATCTCAACTATACCAATAGCGGAAGCATTAACAATTATATCCGCAATGATTGAGTCCATAGTATATCACCTCTTACAAACAAATATATCAAAATAATCTTTTAGCAAAATGATAATGAGATTTGTGATTTTGGAGACTACTTATCACCATAGTGACCTTTACAGGCTGCTATATAGATAGTGGTTTCATCAAAGCGGTATATCAAGCGGTCTTTTTCGGAAATGCGGCGGCTCCAGTAGCCGGATAGATTGCCCTTTAAGGATTCAGGTTTGCCAAGTCCCTCGTTGCCATTGCGTTCAATGTCAGCCAGGAGGGAAGCAATCTTCTTGGCAGTCTTGCGATCCTCCCGCATCCAGAGAAGAAAATCCTGCCAGGCATTATCAGAAAACATTTTATTCATTCAGCATATCCTCCAGCTCAGTATTAGTTACTTGATGGGTACAGCCGGCTTCAAGCTGACGGACACCTTCCAATATATGCTGGTAGTTCTGGCGGTTGCTGACGATAAAAAGATTCTCCATGAGGTTGTTGTAGGCTTCAAGACTGAGCATGACAATGTTTTTCTCGTTCTTGCGGGTTACTACTACAGTTTCCATATCATCAGTAGTAAGGTCGCAATACTGTTTGAGGTTATTTCTGAGAGTCGAATAATTTACAGCTAGCATAATAACACATCCTTTCTGAGTATATTGTACAAAATATTGTGCAATATGTAAAGAAAGAATCAAAAAGCTCCGCCGGGTGGAGCTAAGGAAAGGAGGGAGAGGGGGCGAGAGACGGCCCGAATGTAAAGCACACTACCCAATATTCTATTTGGAAAGGAGTTGGTTTTATGGAAACCAGGAATCCAAACTTAGTTGGATTTGATCCGGTTAAGTTCATCACAGTGTTAGCCGAGCTGGCAGGTCGCGCCAAAGGCCTGCAGGTCAAGGTAACAGTAACCAAGAAGCAGGATGTAAGCAAGGAAGGGCGGGCAGGATGATGAAGAGAAGAGTGCATTGGAAAAGAGCGGTAGGGGCTGTTGCTGGGGGTGCCTTGGCGGTGCTCCTGCTGACAGGGTTCTATGATGGCCCTCAAAAGCTGGTTGAAACCACATATGAGGTTCAGGCTGGTGATACCCTGCGGGACATCAGCGAGAAATTTTTACCCCTGAATACTGGGGGCAGGCGGTACATCCTCGAATTCGAGGAAGGGATTGTGGAGCTCAACCCAGAGCTCCAGCAGGATAGAGGCAAAATCTATCCAGGCCAGAAAATCCGCATTAACTATTGGGTTAAGGGGTAAGGCTATGACAGACAGAGGAATTACATGGGCTTGTGCCGTTGCTATGTTGCTGATATGGATTTTGCTATAAAAAAAGGAGCTGTCTGAACGAATCAGACAGCCCCTTAGTTTGACCTGATTAGATTATAACACATAAGGGGGATTTTTCAAAATGAAAAAAGATTGGATATATATAAGAGCAGTAAGGGTGCTTATCCCTAGGGATTTCATGAAATATGGCAAGCTGCAGGAGATTAAATCTTGGGCTGATAATGTTGCCGAGATAGTGGATGAGATGAATAAGCATACAGGCATTAAGGTAGGCATGCATATAGAGGGTGATTATGTGTTTGTAATGTGTCGGAATGACACGGAAAACGAAAACGTTTGCGACTTTCTTAGTGACAAACTGTCTAATGTGGATATATGCAAGCCATTTCCAAGCATTGAGAAAAAGACTTATGAAGGTATATGGGGGCCATATATCCGTCATTGATGAATGGAGGAATGTTTTATGGGTAACGTAGATAAGGCTAGGAAGAAGCTGGAGCAGGAGAATCTTACAGCTGGCAGTGCTAAGGATAGAGTCAGAGAAATTTTGTTTTTGTGGCTGGAGGCTTCACCCGATGAGGCTGCTGAGCTGATATTGACAAAGGACAAAACGGCAGGTGGAGCATATACCGCCATGAGAGAAAATGCCAGCAAAAATAGAGGTAGTGCAAGCTGTGTATGTACACCGCCGGAGGAGTCGGTAAGTACTATCTTGGAATACTTCGGCATGAAAGATGTTCAGCAGAAGCTGGAGCATGGACTCTTGTATAAAATGATGATGGCAGCCAGCAAGAAGTTTAAGCCGTATGGAATGACAGAGCCAGCTATAGAGAATCCGCATCCGGTTGCGGAAGCAGAAACTAAGGCAGAGGCAGAGATTGAGGCCCCACTACATAGAGTGGACTTATCAGCATTTACTATGGAGGGATTGCTATGACTGTGGATGAGGTACTATCCCACTTTCCTGACGAAGTGCCAGCAGAATTTATCCATGAAGCTGATAATGTCAGGCCTATATATTTATTCCAGACAGACAAAGAAGGAAATACCGTCTGCGGTAATTGCGGTAGTCGATTTCAAAGATATGAACCACATCTTACAGTGCGAAAGTGTCCCTACTGCCAGAAATACGGCAAAGTGGTACACATGACAAAGTACCACAAGTGGGAAGCATTGAGTCTACGGCATGGTTGCTTGACTTATCATTGGGCGCCTTCTGTGATTAACCCAGACATATTGACATGCACAGTTATATTGAATTTCTATTGGTTTCCTACTACGGAACCTTGGGCATCAAGACCTTATAGGTATGTTGATGCAAGGTATATATTTGTGCCCGGCAAGGGAGGGTACCATATATCAAGAGAAAGCCGGTTTTATCCAGAGAATTTCTATGATGGTAAATACTTTGCTAGATGGTCTCCGTCACCGGATGAAGCAGATTGGGTTCTACGGAAAAGCTGCAGGGATAGGATTAACGCATATACTGCAACAACCAAAATAGTCTCTGTGACATATCCACAGGGGATTGCAGATGCTGTGGAGGGACATGCCTTGCAATATGTATATGCTTCAATGAAAGAGTGTATCAATACAGCCTTTAGCCCTGTGCAAGTGCTGCATACAATAGCCAAGTACCCACTACAAATAGAGTATCTGGCTAAGTGTGGTTTCAAAGATGTCCTGTCAACCAGCCTTAAAGCTGGTGACGGACTAGGAGCTGTGTTTAATATGCGTGCCAATACACTCAAAGGTATCTTACGGGGAAAATTTTCCAAAGAAGATATGGAGTATATCAAACAGCACCGCATAGATTTACGGACATTACAGAGATACCAGAGAATCAGGAGACATCCTGCGGGGGTAGGCATAACTCTGGAAATAGTGAACAAAGAGTTAAATTTGTGGACATTCTATACCCTAGAAGCGATTATGGAACATGTGAAGCTGACGAAAGCACTATCGTACATAAGCAAAGAAAAGTCCAGCATAACTACTTATGCAGACTACCTGCGGGACTGCGAGGAGCTGGAAATGGATTTCACAGAAAAAGCTACACTATTTCCAAAAGGATTAGAGAAGCTCCATGTGGAGCTTCAGAAGCAGATAAGACACAAGCGGGATGAAGAGGCTCAACTCGAATGGACAGAGAGACGAGGTAGGCTAAAGGCTAAATACAGCTTCAAGGCGGATGGTTATGCAATTGTAATTCCGGAGGAAATAAACGACTTAATCCGGGAGGGCAAGGATATGCATAATTGTGTGGGGAGCTATATTAGCAGAGTAGCTACCGGAAAAACTGATGTAGTGTATATCCGTGATACGGCCGAGATAGATAAATCTTTAGGCACGATGGAGATATGTAACGGCCGTATCATCCAGGCCAGAGGCAAATATAATCACGACTTACCCAAAGAGGTACAGGATTTTGTAGATAAATTCCGCAAGGAAGTCTTGAAGAAAAAGAAAGGCAGGAAAACAGCGTGAATGAAGTAACGAAAGAAAGCCAATTGCCAGCAGAGCAGACATTGACTCAGTTGGCAGCTGAAATAAATGCCATAAAGAATCATGTTCGAGAAACAGTGTATATTGCCACCTGTCGTATTGGTGAGAAATTGTTGCTGGCCAAAGGGGCTGTAGGGCATGGCAATTGGGGCCGATGGCTAAAGGATAATGTAGATTATTCGGAAAGAACCGCTCAGAATATCATCACCATATACAAAAACTTCAATAATAAAGAAACAAAGTTATTTGGCACGGTGCCGGATGCAGAGCTTCTGGGCAAGCTGAATCAGAGCCAACTTTTAGCGCTATCTTCTATTAAAGATGAAGAGAAGCGCACTGAGTTTATGAATGAGCACAAGGAAGAGCTTCCAGATATGAGCAAGCAGGAACTGACTAAAGCTCTAGTTGAATTGAAAGAAGCCAAGGAAACTGTGACCAAAAAGGATGCAGAGGTAAAAGCTTTGCAGCGCGACCTAAGCCGGGCGGATAAGCAGCATGAGGCTATGGCCCAGGAAGTAGAAAAGTATCAAAATCTGTTTGAAGATACAAAGAATCAGCTAGAGGAAGCCCAAAAGGCACCAATAGAAACTACTACCGTTACCGTTGAGAAGATGCCAGAGGATAAGGCGAAACAGTTAGAAATGTTACAGGCCAGGGTGGCGGAGCTGGAAGCGGCAAAGCCAGAGCGGACTCCAGAAGAAAAACAGTTGATACGGCACTATGAAAACATTCGTACTGAAATAGAAGCATTACTAACGCAACTTAGTTATATAGAAGGGGAAAAGAAATATAACTACGGCATGGCGGTTAGAAACTTAATGAAGGGCGTTCTGGAAATGACATCCTGGGCGGAATAATTATATAGAAAGTATTTGTCTCAAAGGGTTCGGTGGAGCCCTTTGGGGCTTGTACTAGGGTAGTAACAAGTAACGGAAAGAAAAAATAGTAAATGAGTTTGGGGTATAGGGAGTTATGAAGAACATCATCAGGAAAGTTAGAAGAAATAGTTCCAAACAGAACACCAAAGCAGATTACATTCAGGTGTCTTATTTCAATTTTGCTGAGGGTGCTCTTCCCGGGTGGGGCCCTAGAAAGTATCGGGAGTCTACTCCTAAGCAAAAGAGACTTAATGCCAAGAAAGCTAAGAGATATTTTGAGGCTCTAGTAGAAGCCAATTTTAAGGGTAATAGAGATTTGGTAGTACACCCTACTTTCAGTGAAGATAATTATCCAGAGTCTGAGGAGCAGGCCCATAAGCTGGTGAAGAACTGGATAGCAAGATTAAATTATCGTCGTAAGAAGCTGGGGCTGGAAAATTGCAAGTACATCATAGTCTTTGAGAAAAGCCCTAGAGGCAGAATGCATTTTCATGTGCTGATGGATGGACAGCTCTCAAGAGAGGTAGTCGAAACTACTTGGCGGCTAGGCTACTGTAATGCAGACCGTCTGAGAAGCGACCCGAAAATAGGGTTGCAAAAAATCATTAGCTATCTTTCTAAGGGTGGCATAGATGCAGAAAAGAATACAAAAAGATGGGTGCCGAGTAAAGGCTTGATTAAACCTTGGGTGTCTTGCAGCAAAAACACAAAAATATCCTGCAAGCGTTTTGAGTTGTTGAAAAATATCCCTGAGGACTCTGAATTTTTCAGGGCAACCATCGAAAAGGATAATCCGGGCTACGAGCTGCAGGATGTGGAAAGGAGCATAAGCGAGGAAACAGGGCAGATGTACCTATTCTGTCGGATGCGGCTAAAGCCAGCGGTGAAGAAAAAAAGAAAGGCATGTGAGAAAAATGTATGACGAAAAAGGAGTTTGGCAGTGTAGCAGTTTCCAAGACTGTTTTCAGTGCCCTTTTCCTGATTGTATAAAATCAGGCTTTATCAAAACCATTGATGCAAGACATGGGCCGAGAATATGCGCCCGCCATCGTGAGGAATTAACTCCTGCTTATTACAGAACAGGAAGCATTAAATATAGATATTGAGGCTGGGGTAGGAAAGAGGAGACAAGGAGAAATGAATTTATTTACATTATCGGAGAGTATGGACAATGACAGAAAGCAGGCCAGATGGTATATACTCAATTACGAGGAGGCACGCAGGAATTATGAGCAAAGCAAGGCAGAGGCCTTGTCACCTCCGAATACTACCAATCAGAATGCTGGCGGTCATGGTGGCAGTGTCAGCAGTCCCACTGAGTTGAAAGCCCTCCGTAGTATCACATATGACCGAGAGCACAAGGAATATTTCTGGCTAAAGGCTGTGGAAATCCTACAGCGGACTCTTAGTCCACAGCGTGTGCTTTTCCTAAAGGTTCGCAGACAAGCAGAACTGAATAGAGGAACTACAGCAGGCAGGCCAGCGTGGATTGCATATACACAGACTCATTACATGAGTGAGTTAGAGAAAACATTTATACAGGGCGAGGCACAGATTAGCGAACGGAGAATCAAAACTATGTGGGCTGATATGGTGAACAAAACTGTAGAGATATATCTGCGAATAAAAAAATAATAAAAGACATGTCCCAAATTATTGGATTTATGTGTTATTATGTTATTGTGCATGAAATGGTTCATGAGTAGAAATTTATATTTGAATTGCTATAAAGGGCATCTCTATATGGAGGTGTCCTTTTGTATTGCAGCCCCCCGGGTGTTGCGGGTCCTCCCTGGGGGCTTTGCGTCCTCGGGTCTGCGAGTCGCGGAATTTCTCTGCGTGTGATCAAAAAAAACAGGTTGACAATCTGACAAGGAGGTAGGGAGGCGGCGGATATAGAAGCGAAGAAAACCAACAAAAAAACGCGTGCGCGCGTCATAGTTGAAGAAAAGTTTGTTTTTTCCACTGCTGATACCTGTGAGTTTTTTGATATTTCTCGTGAAACTTTGTCAAATTGGCAGAAAAAAGGAGCACCCAAGCTCAATCGTGGCAAATGGGACATCCGCGCTATCATGCAATGGCGTTATGACATGGGTGGTCAGACAGAGAGTCCAGAAACAAGAAAGCTTAGAGCTGAAGCGGATTTGAAGGAGGCAAAAGCCCAGCAGGAAAAGATAAAATTGTCTGTGACAAAAACGGAATATGTGTCAGCTTCCTATGTCCAAAAAGAGCTGGCCCGCTTGTTGACAAATTTGAAGAAAAGTTTGCTGGCAATATCCCACAATGTGGCTTCTGATGTGGGTTCAGCGGATTATGAGATAGCTGAAATGGTGGAAAAGTCTATTGACAAACGCGTAAGCGAAGCTTTGAAAGAGCTTTCAGAGGGGCGGTTATATGGCACGAAAAGAAAAAAAGCAAAATGAGTTGGAATATCCGTCTTTTATCGAAAATGCCCTCAAAGCCCTGCACCCTCCTGAAAGATTAACAGTGTCTGAATGGGCAGATAAACATAGGATTTTGTCGGAGCTGGATAGTGCATCCCCTGGGCGGTGGCGCACTAGCAAGACACCATACCTAAAGCAGGTTATGGATAGCTTTAATGAGCCGTCTGTACATGATATTACATTTTGTGCCGGCTCCCAGCTAGGCAAGACTGCTGCTGAGCAGAACATGATAGGATTTTGCATTGTGCAGGATCCGGGGCCCATGATGATTGTATATCCTACTGAGAAGCTGGCCAAGTTTACCAGTGAAAAAAGACTGCAGCCCATGTTTGAGCTGACACCTTCCATCCGGGACAGGTTTTTAGTTCGAGAAAGTAAGGATTTGGAGCTGAGTTTTGACGGAATGTACATAGCTTTGGTGGGAGCCAACAGCCCATCTGATCTGTCATCCCGCCCGGTGCGGTATATTTTCTTTGACGAAATAGACAAATTCCCTGCCTGGTCTGGTTCAGAAGCCTCTCCTTTGGAGCTGGCTGAGGAAAGAACCAAGACCTTTTATAATGCCAAAAAGGTGAAGGTATCTACCCCAACACTGAAAAGCGGTTATATTTGGCAGGGGTGGCTGAATGCAGATGTACAGTACAGGTATTATCTTCCTTGCCCTTACTGTGGGGAAAAACAAATTTTGGAGTTTCCCCAGATTAAGTGGCCAGAGGAAGCGGATGCCAATACTGCCTCAGAAACAGCTTGGTATGAGTGCAAATATTGTCACCAGCAGATTGACAATAGGCAGAAAATACAAATGCTTCGAGATGGGGAATGGGTTGGAGAAAAGAAATGCAGTGGCAAGGTGCATAAGGTGGCTTATCACCTATCGTCCTTGTACAGTCCTTGGCTAACCTTTGGTGATGTGGCTGCTAAATTTTTGTCCAGCAAGGATACCCCGTCCCTTTTGATGAACTTTATTAATTCTTGGTTGGCTGAGCCTTGGGTTGATAAATCCAGCAGAATGCAGAGTGATGTGGTTATGGAGAAGCAACTGCCTTATGACAGAGGCAGGATGCCGGCAGAAGCACAGATTTTGACCTGCGGTATTGATGTTCAGCTTGACCATTTTTGGTATTCAGTAAGAGCCTGGGGACCACATTTGAAAAGCTGGCTGGTTGATTATGGCAGAATAGAAACCTGGGCGGATGTGGAGAATGTGGTCAATCGCAATTATGCGGATATGAATGGCGAGATACGCAATGTTAATCTGGCCTGTATGGACTCTGGTTATAACACTGATGAAGTCTATGCTTTCTGTGCTCAGAATATGAATGTGGTTGTACCTACCAAGGGAAGCTCAACCCCATTAAAGTCCAGATACAATGTGACGATTTTGGACAAGGGCAAGGGCTTTGGCCTAAGACTTTATACCTTTGATCCAAATCAGCTAAAGAGCTTTATTGCTTCCAGAATGTGTATAGATGCAGGCTCTCATGGTTCATGGAATGTCTATCAGGACATTGACAGGGAGTATTGTGATCAGATATGTGCTGAGCAGTTGGTGGAAAAAAAGGATAAAAAAGGTAAAATCACAACATCATGGGAAAAGGTCAGCAGTCATGCCCAGAACCATCTGCTGGACTGTGAAACCAATAATGCGTTGGCTGCTGAGATATTGGGAGTCAGGTATCTCATGGAGCAGGAGACAGATAATAATAGCGGCATTCAGCCAGATAAGCAGGAAGAGGATTGGTTGGGGCTGGATGATGATTGGCTGTAAAGGAGGTGAACAGCTTGGAAATGGAAAGACTTAAAACACAGCTTGAAGGAGTAAGGGCGGCTATTGCTGCCATTGAGGGAGGTGCGCAGGAGTACCAGATTAACAACAGAAGGCTGGTAAAGGCAGATTTGACTGCCTTGTATAATCGTGAAAATGCCTTGGAAACAAAGATAGCGCGTATAGAAGGCAGTGACATCTATTTTGCCGAGCTGGGGCGTTTATGAGATTGCTGGAAAAAGCTATTGCCGTGATTTCTCCCCAATGGGCTTATAAAAGAGCCATGTACATGGAGGGAATAAGAGCCTATGAAGCAGGGGAAATCAATCGGTTTAACGGTGGCTGGACTCCTGTTAATGCTGATACAGAGAATACTGATAAGAGTCAGCGCGACCTTATCAAGGCTAGGGCAAGGTATCTGGAAAATAACAGTGATATTGCAGGAGCTGCCATATCTGGTATGGTGCGCAATGTTATTGGCACTGGTATCAAGCCTCAGGCTTGGACTGGCAACGACAAGCTGAATTGCCAGATTGAAGCTCTTTGGGAGGAATGGATAAGCAAGGACAATTGTGATATAACAGGCCAGCAGTCATTTTATGAAATGCAGGCTATGCTGCTTCGTCGCAAGATTGTCGATGGTGAGATTCTAGTGAAAAAGGTGGTATCTCGCAGGGGAAAATTCCCGCTTCGATTGCAGATAATCAAATCTGACCTTTTGGACTCTCAATTGTTATTTGCACCTAAAAGCAATCATGTTATTCGTTCTGGTATAGAGCTGAATGATCAGCTAAAGCCTTTGGCTTATTGGCTGGATAAAAAGTCACCGGATGGATATGTACAGTTTGATCCGGAGCGGGTGCCAGCAGATAGGATTATTCATCTGTGGACCAAGAATCAACCCGACCAGATTCGGGGCATGTCGGATTTGACACCGATTATAAAGCGATTGAAGGACACACAGGATTATCTTGATGCTGAGACTGTTAATGCTAAGATAGCTGCCTGTTTCTCTGTATTCATCACGCAGGATGGTATTCCTTCTGGTGTTGGCCGTTATGGCAATGCTAAGGATTCAGAGGGAAAGCAGCTGCAGAGTATTCGGCCGGGCATGGTTAAATACTTGAATCCTGGGGAAAAGGTAGAAACTGCCAATCCGTCAAGGAGCATTACCAGCGCTAAGGATTATGTAGCGTTGCAGGAGCGCTTGGCAGGGGCAAGCCTTGGCCTGTCCTATGAGCTTATGAGCCGGGATTTTAATAATGCTAATTTTTCCAGTGCCCGCCAGGGATTGCTGGAGGATAGAAAAACCTTTGAGCCATTGCAGGAGTTTGTGGCCAGCCACTTGTGTATGCCTATTTATGCAGAATGGATGGATATGTGTGTAACTGCTGGGCTGCTAAAAATCCGCGATTATTGGCAAAATAGGGATAAATATCTAAAGGTTCAGTGGATGTCGCCAGGTATGAACTGGATTGATCCTGAAAAAGAGGTTAAAGCCGACATATTGGCTATTCAAAATGGTGGCAAGACGATGGCGCAGTGGTGTTCTGAACGTGGTTATGATTGGCGGGAACAGCTGGCGCAGATGGCATTGGAAAAGAAAACTGCTGAGGATATGGGATTGACTTTATCAATTCATACACCGGTATCGGTGCAGGCTGCCATGAGCAATCATACTGATGACTCCCAGCAGGGAGAAAAGGAGGAAACAAATAATGCCGAAGATAAAGAATAAAAATGAACCTATGCAGCGTACTATGCTGGGTGGATTTGCTTTTGTCCGAACCAATGAGAGCGAGACTGAGGGCGAAAATCCTGAAAGCAGAACTATAGAGCTGTCTTTTTCCTCCGAGACTCCAGTACGCAGATGGTTTGGTGATGAAATCCTGCTTCATGACAGTGGGGCAGTTGACTTGAGCCGTTTACAGGAGATAGGTGTAGTTCTATTCAATCATGATTCAGATAAGCCTATTGGGGCTGTATTATCTGTGGAGCTGGATGAAGCTGAGCGCCGCTGTAAGGCTACAATTACCCTTGATACTGATGAACAAAGCGAGCTGATTTATCAGAAAATCCGCAGTGGCACTCTAAAGGGTGTTTCTGTAGGTTATCGTATATTGGAATATATGGAGCTGAAAGCAAATGAGGTAAGCAGTGATGGGCGGTTTACCGGCCCTGCAACCATTGCTACCAGATGGGAACCATACGAAATTTCCATTGTGTCTGTACCTGCTGATGCTGATGTAGGTGTTGGCAGACAGATAGAAAAAACATTGAAAAACGAAGGAGATGCGGAAATCATGCCAAAGAAAAATGAAAATGTACAAGTAGAGGAACAGGAACCTGTACAGAATGACAACAATGCCCGTGAGGCAGAACCAACTAATGTAACTCAGGAGGAGGCGGTGCAGGCAGAGCGCCAGCGCACAGTAGAAATTACTGCTTTGTGTCGTAATTTTGATATGGATGCTGATGAATATATCCGTTCCGGCACCTCTGTTGAGGAGGTGAACAAGCTGGTGCTGGCCAAGCTGGCAGAAGAACGCAAGCCAAGCAATATTTCTGTTAATGCTGATGAAACCGATAAGTTCCGGGCGGCTGCCACTGATGGCCTTGCTATGCGTGCAGGTATTGCTGTGGACAAGCCGGCTGCTGGTGCTGAGGAGTTCCGTGGTAAGCGTTTGCTGCGGTTGGCTTCTGAGTGCGTTGAGCGCTTCCAGAATATCAGCACTGCCAATATGTCCGATGAGGAAATTATACGCTCTGCTTTGACTGGTACAGGTCAGTTCTCTGGTATTTTGTCTAACACTGCTAATAAGAGTATGGCCCAGTCCTATCAGACTGCACCTACTACTTTCCAGCTATGGACCAGCACCGGCAGCAATTCTGATTTCAAGAATGCTACCCGTTACAGAATGAGTGAGGCTGATGAGCTGGTGAAGCTGACGGAAAATGGTGAGTTCAAGAACAGTGAGCTGAGTGAAGCCTCTGTAACTGCTTCCATTGCTACCTATGGCAGAAGCTTCAGCCTTACCCGCAAGGCCATTATTAATGATGATTTGGGTGCTTTGAGTGCTATTCCTGCTAGATACGGAGCTGCGGCCCGCCGTATGATTAACGCAATGGTGTACAAAATCCTTATCGGCAATCCTACCATTGAGGGTGCAGAGCTGTTCCATAGTAAGCACCATAATCTGTCTGCTGTTGAAATTTCTGTGGAAGGTTTGGGAGATATGAAGGCCAAGATGGCCCGTCAGAAGAATATTGGAGGCAAGGAGAGCCTGAATATTCAGCCTGCATATTTGATTGTTCCACCAGAGCTGGAAATTACGGCTGCACAGCTGATTAATTCCGTAGTAGATCCTACCAAGGCCAATGCTACCCCAAATCCGTTTGCTAATCGTTTGAGTGTAGTTTCTGATCCAGAGCTGACTGCTGGCAAGGAGTTCTATCTGGCATCTGCACCAGGCTACTGTCCGACTATTGAGGTAACTTATCTCAATGGTGTAGAGACTCCGACCATGGAGAGCGCGGTACAGTTTGATACCTTGGGCATTAAGTGGCGCATTTATCAGGATGTTGGTGTAAATCTGCTGGATTATCGTGGTTTGGCCAAGTCTTCCGGCAAATAAGAAAGGGGTTATGAACAATGGATATGACAAAGTTTATTCAGGATGGTGCTGTTATTGATTATGTAGCAGCAGAGGATATTGCCTACAGAGATGTTGTACCTATGACTAGCCGTATTGGTGTAGCCTGTGAGGATATTGCTTCTGGCAGTATAGGTGCGGTGGCTCTTACCGGTGTTTTTGAAATGCCATGTGTAACTACTGCTATTGCTGCTGGCGATGCAGTATATTGGGATAAAACCAATAAGAAAATTACCGGTACGGCTGGGGAAAATGTGCCGGCTGGTATGTGTGTGGCTGCCAAGGCAACCAGTGTTACAACTATTCAGGTAAGGATTGGTTAAGATGGGCTTTCGGGAGCAGTTAGAAGCTGACATAGATGCAGTTTTTCTCAATGATTCAGAGTTTGCGGAGATGCATCAGCTGGATAATGTTGAGTGTCTGGCTGTAGTCAGCAACGATACCACATCTAAAAGCACTAGAGCCCTGGGCGGGCCTCGTATGACCGATGGCCTGCATGGGGACTATGCTACTGTGGCAGTAAAGAAGTCTGATTTGCCTCGTGTGCCTGTGCAGGGCAATAACTTCAAGCTTGATGGCAGGCTGTATAAGGTTGCCTCCTGCACAGAGGATATGGGGATGTTAAATATTACTCTTGTTGCTAATCGTATGGGAGTGATGTGATGGTTGAGGTAGATGCCAGAGGCATAGAACAGGCTCAGGAGCTTCTGAAAGATATTCCGGGAGCCAGTAAGAAGGCTGTGAGTACAGCCTTGAGAAAGAGCCTGCGGAATGCCAAAAAGGAAGCCGTAAAGAAGGTAAGGGATCGCTATACCATTAGGAAAGCCGGATATGTTAGCAGAACCATCAAGATGAAAGTTGAGAACATGACCGGTATTCTTTCATCTAAGGGGCCTGTTAATGATTTGGCTTACTTTAAGACAAATCCCAAGACAGTGCCTAAAAGGCGGCCGCCTGCTGGCAAATACCTATACAGTCAGGTGGTAAAAGGTCAGGGCGGTACTATTGCCCATGCTTTTTTGGCTAAGATGAAATCTGGTCATGTTGGTGTATTCCAGCGAGCGGGAAAAAATGCCAATAGTGTGCCATCTTATTGGCGTTCAACTTGGGGATGGGGAGCACATAAGGGTAGGGGCGTAAAAGAAGCTATTAAAAAGCTTTCCGGCCCATCAACACCGCAGATGTTGGGTAGTCCCAGCGTAACGGAGTTTATTGCCAAGAAAATGCTTGAACGCATGGACAAAAACCTAGAGCATGAGATAGATGCTTTTTTGAAAGGGTATAGACGATGATACCAACAGGACTTATTAAGGCTCTGGCTGATGAAGTCAGGGAGGCAACCAAGGATTATGTTATGAAGGCAGAGGGACAGGAAGATAAAAAGGTTTCTGTCTACTGCCAGCATATTCCTGATGAAGATTTTCAGACGGACACCTATTATCCCCTTGTTATTATCAGTGTGCAGGATGTGGTGGATGAGGGCGATGGTATTTCCACAGCCACCATCGGCATGACTATAGGGGTATATGGTGAGGATAAGGACGCATGGATGGATTTGCTTTCAATCATGGAGCGCATCCGTCAGCGGATATGTAATAACAGGACTGTGGCCCGTAAATATCCACTGGAATACCCCAATAAGTGGGAAACAGTGGAAGCACAGCCATATCCATTCTGGTTTGGCTATGGAACTGTGAAATATCGTGTGGGCCACCCCAATCCATAAGGAGGGTTATTATGGCAGTAAAGAAAAAGATTGAGGATATAAAAGTGGAAGCGGAGCCTGTGATGTATCTTGGCCCCACTATTCCACAGGCTGGATTGAAAACCAATCAGCTCTATTGTGGCGGTATCCCTGAGAAGTTCAATCAGGCACCACTAAAGAGGCTGTTTGCTAAGCCTTTGGAGATTGCTGCTTTAAAGGCAAGTATTCAGAAGGCTGGTACTGTGGCCAATCTGGCCTACAAAGAAGTTTTGCGGGAATGGAGTGGTAAATAATGGCAAGCTATAAGCATGGCGTGTACACCCAGGAGCAGGCAACAAGCCTTGTGCCTATGACGAAAACCGATAGCGGTTTGATTGTGGCATTTGGTACGGCACCTGTTCACAGGGGTGATATTACCGCAGTAAATGAGCCAAAACTGTGCTACACCTTGAAGGAGGCGGTGGCTGCTTTTGGCTATAGTGACGATTGGTCAAAATATACTCTGTGCGAGGTTATCAGGCAGCATTTCACATATTACAACATGGCGCCTATCGTGTTAATTAACGTGTTGGATCCAGCTAAGCACAAGAAGCAGATGACTGGTAAACTGGATTTTGCCAATAACGAGGCAGTCATCAAGGGTGAGGTATTACTGGATACCTTAAAAATCAGCCTGCAATCTGGTGAAGCCCCGGCTAATGATTGTGTGCTGGGTACAGATTATACTGCAGCCTACAATGATGATGGGGATGTACTGGTTACAGCTCTTGAAGATGGCAAGCTGCATGATGTGGCCTCCGCTTCGGCAACCTACAATGTTATTGACCATAGCCTTGTAACCGCCAATGAGATTATTGGCGGTATTGATAAGGTTACAGGCAAGGCAACCGGCATGGAGCTGATTGATGAAATATTCCCGAGATTCGGCCTTGTACCTGGTATTATTATTGCTCCAGGTTACAGCTCAGAGCCAAATGTAGGGGCGGTTATGAGTGCCAAGACCTACAACATCAGCGGTCATTTCAATGCAATCGCTATTGCAGATATTCCCGTTGATGCTGTAGCAAATTACACCAAGGCATCAGAGTGGAAGAACAGCAACAGCTACACAGACAAGAATATGATTGTCTGCTATCCGATGGTAAAGCTGGATAAGGAAATTTCCCATATATCCACTCATATCGCCAGCATCTGCAACCGCACTGATGCGGATCATGATAATATTCCGTACTATGCTCCGTCCAACAAAAGCATGAAAATCAACGCTACCTGCATGGCAGATGGCTCTGAAGTTTTCTACAGCAATGCACAGGCAGCCTATCTCAATCAGAATGGCATTATGACAGCAATCAACTTTATTGGTGGCTGGAAGAGCTGGGGCGTTCAGACTGGGGCATATCCTGGCAATCCGGATGTAAAGGATAATCAGGTTGTTCAGCGCCGGATGTTTAACTGGGTGGGTAATACCCTGATTACTACATTCTGGAGCAAGATTGATGATCCAGCCAATAAGCGGCTGATTCATAGCATAGTGGACAGCGCGAATATCTGGCTGAACGGCTTGACTGCCAAGGGTGCCCTACTGGGTGGCCGTGTAGAGTTCAGGGAAGCTGATAATACAGTAACTGACCTGATGGCTGGCATTCTCTATTTCCATGTGTTTATGACACCTCCGGCAGCAGCCCGTGAGATTGAGTTTGTTCAGGAATATGATCCTGATTACATTTCTACATTGTTTGAGTAATAGGGAGGGAAGATAATGAGCAATGTTAATGTTGTTCCCAGCCATTTGAATAACTTTGAATTTTATTTGAATGGCAAGAAAAAGCCCGGCCTGGTTGATACGACCCTGCCCAATCTGGAATCCAAGACTACCACCATTACCGGCGCAGGTATCAGCGGTGATATTGATATGCCTGTCAGTGGTCATACCAATAATCTGACTGTGGAAATGAATTTCCGTACTACAGAGGAGACGGTATTGGAAATGGCCGAAGTTCGGGCCTATGATTTCGAGTTGTTCGGAGCTGTAGAGGCTTATGATGCCGGTACTGGTGAATATATTACTAAGTCATTGCGGGTTATGCTGAGACTGCTGCCTACTTCTGTAGAGCTGGGCAAGCTGTCGCCGGCAGAGACCATGGATACCAAGCTGACCGGCTCAGTTATCTATTTGAAGGTGTCTGTAGACGGGGTAACTAAGGTTGAGGTAGATAAGCTGAACTATATTTACTATGTAAATGGTACAGACTTCCTGGCCAAGATTCGCACAGCCCTGGGGATGTAAGAGCAGTAAAGAAATGAAAGAGGGCGGCTATTGTGGCCGCCTTTTGAATTGGAGGTAAATATTATGGCTGATATGGAAAAGGTTGTTGAGAAAAAGATTGATATTAGTGGCTTAAAAAATGGCCTCGAAGTATTGACTGGTAGGGATTATGCTAACGCTGAGAAACAAGCAAGAATTAACGGGGAAGCAATGCCCATGATTCAGTATTCCAGCACTTTTCAGGCAGCGTTAGCTGCCAAGGCCCTGAATGTCAGCACGGCAGAGGTGAAAAATTTGCCAATAGCTGAATATATGTCTGTAACCTTACAGGTAAGTCGTTTTTTATTCAGCGATACGCTACAGGAAATGGGCATGGAGTCATAAAGTATGATCCGCTTTTCTGCTTCAGAAAAATAGCTATAGCGCTTAGAGAATATGGCAGCATCGAATATTGGATGTCTATGACATTTGATGAGCTGGTTAGGTGGCTGGAGGAGATTGGCGAAAGTGTAAAAAGAGCAAAAAAATAAGCCCTGAGTAGGGCTTAAAGATTAAAATCATTAGGATTGTGAATATCTGGCTGATCTGGAAAAGGATCATAAGGCTTATCAAAGAAAGTTTTATAAATTATATACGGAATACTAAGGAACAAAAGGACGGATATTAAAAACATAATTAAACACCTCCCTGTATTTAATTGCATTATATCACGGTTTACTAATAGGTACAAGAAAAGAAGTGATGGATATGAAAAATTATGAATTTGCATTCACCCTAAATGCCATGATGCAGGGGAATGTAGTAACTACATCAAAAGAAGCTTATAGGGCTTTAGAGCAAATGAATCAAGCTATGGGCGCAATGAAAAGCAAATATCAAGAATTATCCGTTGCTCAGGGATTAGCTAGGGCGGATATAAATAAATACAAATCAGCTATGAGGCAATTAAAAGCAGAGTATGAATCAGGCGGAATAAATGCTGCTACTTATAACATCAAGCTGGAAGAACTGCAAAGAAAATTAAATGCTGCATCCCTTCGTGCTCAAGGTCTTTCCACTGAGCTTAAAAAAGTTTCCAGTGATATGCGAAATTATAATTCAATGAAAGATATCGGAGTATCCCGTGGAAATTTTAATGCATCTACGCAAAATGCTATGGGGGCATATGCCTCATACCAAGGGGCTATGTCTACTGTACAGCAGATAACAGCCCCTTTGGTTGATGGTATAAAAGAAGCAATGACTTTTGAATCTGCCATGGCGGATGTTAAAAAGGTTGTGGATTTCCCTAGCCCGCAAGGATTTAAAGATATGCAGCAGGATATTCTCAATCTTACATCTACCCTGCCTATGATACCACAGGACATAGCTAAGATAGTTGCTGCAGGGGGACAGGCGGGTATTCCAAGAGAAGAATTAATGAAATTTGCAGAATCAGCTGCAAAGATGGGAGTTGCTTTTGATATTACAGCTGAGCAGGCTGGCGATATGATGGCTAAATGGCGTACAGCCTTCAAAATTAATCAATCCGATGTAGTATCATTGGCAGATAAAATTAACTATTTGGGTAATACCACTGCGGCATCAGCTCCATTGATTTCGGATGTTGTTACCAGAATCGGCCCTCTTGGAGAAGTAGGTGGTGTGGCATCAGGTGAGATAGCAGCTCTAGGCGCTTCTATGGTAGGGACAGGCGTGCAGTCTGAAGTAGCTGCAACTGGCATAAAGAATCTCATTCTTGGCATGACTGCTGGCGAAGGCGCAACCAAGACACAAGCTGCTGCTTTCCAAACGTTGGGATTAGATACAGCCGAAATGGCTAAAAAAATGCAGGTTGATGCCAAAGGTGCAATACTTGAAGTATTGACTGCTTTGAAAGCTCTGCCTAAAGAAAAGCAAGCCACAGCCCTTAGTGATTTATTTGGCACTGAGTCAATTGGTGCAATATCTCCTTTGCTTTCCAATTTGGATGCCTTGCAGGCTAATCTTAATAAAGTAGGAGATTCTTCAAAATATGCAGGAAGCATGGAGGCTGAATTTAAAGCAAGGAGCGAAACTACAGAGAATGCGATGATATTAATGCAGAATGCATTTAAACGAATTAATATTGAAATAGGTAATGTGTTCCTGCCAATGCTTAGCCAGGCCATGCAGTCTGTTTCACAAATTGCTACCAGATTTGCAGATTGGGCAAGCCAGCATCAAAAACTGGCAATGGTTATCGGTGGTACAGTTGTTGGCGTGTCTGCATTAACTATTGGTATTTCTGCTTTGGGGCTTGTTTTTGCTGGTGTAAAGACCGCATACACGGGTTTTATTTTTTTAAAGAATGCGATAGCAGGAGTAAATGTTATTACTGCTATAACTACCGGAACAACAAGAACTTTCCAAGCTGTACAAGCAATGGGGCGATTGACCATGATGGGATTTTCTATGGCTTCGACTGTTGCAAGAACAGCAATGATAGGGCTGAATGCGGCAATGGTAGCAAACCCCGTCGGTTTAGTAATAGCTGGTATCGCAGCGTTGATAGCTATAGGATATGTTCTTATTAATAATTTTGCACAGGTGCAGGCATTTATGACTTCTATATGGGAATCCCCCATTGCTGCTTTGGCTGCATTTTGCATAGGGCCTATTGGTGTATTAATTTATTTGGCATCCGGTATTATAGCTAATTGGGAATCTGTAAAAGCCTATTTTAGTCAATTATGGGATAACCCCAGCTCTGCAATAGATCAGTTTGTGGCGTTCTTTCAAGGCAAATTACAAGGAATGTTATCAACGGCAATGGAATTTGGCAATAAAATAGCTAATGCTCTGAGCTTCAATTTCGGCTCTGGCAGTGGTGGTCAGGATGTATCCCATAATGCTGATGGTGGTATCTATCGCAAGGGAGCTTTTCTGACAACATTTGCAGAGGAAGGTCCAGAGGCGGCTATTCCTCTTGATGGCAGTCGCCGGGCGGTGAGCCTTTGGCAGCAGGCTGGCCAGATGTTGGGAATGTTGCCAGAGGGCGGCCCATCGCCAGCCTCTGAGGCATTGGCTATGGCAGGAGGTATAAGTGGTGGCAATGCTGGCAGCAGTACCTCCAATCAGAATGTCAGCATATCCATACCGATTACCATCAATGGCAGTGCTGACAGTTCCATGCTAGGAAGTATTCAAGACAATGTGAAAGAGGCAGTATTAAGAGCCTTGGAGGAAATCCGCCATGATGAAAGCAGGGTGAGCTTTGCATGAGAATATATATAACTTCTCTTGGTGATGAATGGGATTTTATCGCCAAGAAAGAGCTGGGTAGTGAAAAATATGCCACCAAGCTGATTGAAGCCAATGAGCAGTATAGAAATACACTGGTTTTCCCTGCTGGTTTGGAGCTTGCTATACCAGATATAGGGACTTCGATTCCGTCTATACTGCCACCTTGGAAGAAGGTGACATAATGCAGGCAAGACATACTAGAGTAAGGATAGTTTACAACAAGGAGGACATATCAGAGCAGATTGCACCATTTTTGGATAGCTTTGACTTCAAGGATAGTGCGGATAGTATAGCCGATGATATGAGTCTTAGCCTTGAAGATAGAAAAGAGCTATGGGAAAGTGATTGGTTCCCAGATAAAGGAGCCACCCTGAAAGCCTCTTTGATTTTTACCAATTGGGGTACAGAGGGGGATGTGGAAATCCCTATAGGAATCTTTGAGGTAGATGAAATAGAGGTTTCTGGACTGCCTCACAAGGTGAAAATAAAGGCGGTTTCAGTTCCCAGCAATAACGAGCTTCGAGGAGCAAAGAAAAACAGGGCATGGGAGAAGGTAAAACTGTCTGCCATAGCCAAGGAAATAGCAGACAGGGCGGGCATAGGCCTGTACTTGAATATGCGTGATGATGAGGAAATTGAGAGACTGGAGCAAAAGAATGAATCAGACCTTGCTTTTCTTACGAGGGTAGCCAAGGAAAAGGGGTATGGTGTAAAACTGTCTGACAGTCAGTTGGATGTTTACTATATTCCTGATTTGGATAATCTGGATCCGGTGCTGACCATCAAAAAGGCAGCCACCAAAATCAAATCCTATAGCTTTCGCTCCAAGACAAGGGATATATATAAGGCCTGCCATGTGAAGTATGAAAATGCTAAAAAGGGCGAGACTATAGAATATACCTTTGAGGATGCCAGCAAGGAAGATGGTCAAATCTTGGAAGTTCACAAGGAAGTTGCTGATGTGGCTGAGGCTGAAAAGCTGGCAAAGGGCGAGCTTAGGGAAAAGAACAAGGATGAAGTTACCGGGCGGATAGCCTTAACAGGAGCTGTTAGTAACAGCATGCTGATGGCTGGTCTGACTGTGCAGGTAGAGGATTTTCACAAATTCGATGGGAAGTATCTGATTACTTCCACATCCCACTCTGTATCAAGCAGTGGCTATTCCTGCAATATAGATATGAGGCGGTGTTTGAATGGCTACTAAATATGGAAAAATATCAAGTATAAACCCGGAATCCGCCAGGGCAAGAGTGGTATTTGATGATGCGGATGGCATGGTGTCAGCAGATCTGCCCATTGTCTTTACCTCTACCGGCAGGGATAAATTTTATCATATGCCTAAGATTGGGGAGCAGGTAGTGGTGGATGTGCCAGATGATAGCCAGCATGGTGATGGTGTTATTCTAGGCAGCTATTACTCAGATAAACAGCTTCCTGAGTGTCAGAATCCAGATAAATGGCGGATAAAATTTGCTAACGGGGACTATATAGAACATGACAATACCACAGGAGATTTAAAGATTATTTGCAGTGGACATATCACTATCAATGGCGCAAGGATTGATTTGAATTAACAAGGAGGTGGCAGAATGCCAGCAGTTACAAGGCTAGGGGACAGCACAACAGGAACCTGTGATTTGAAGCTGCCATGTTGTCCTCACGGGCGGTCAGGCAGTAATGGCAGTACCAGCCCTAATGTCTACATAAATGGCAGGGGGCTTCATAGGCTGTCAGATACAGGGCCTACAAACTGCCCTCACGGCGGCACATTCAAGACTGTTTCCGGCTCTGCCACAGTGTACTGTAACGGCCTGCCAGTTACCAGAGTAGGAGATACTACACAATGCGTTGTGTGCGGGCAAAGCGGTTCCCATACATCTGGCAGTGGTAATGTATTTGTAGGAGGGTGATTGTGTGAGTTTTTGGGATACATTGCTTGACCTTATGGGGACTGTAAAAAACAAGGAAAGCAAAATAGGCTCTTTAGGTGAAATAGCCTTTGAGGTTTCCAATTATGACAGGATTCTTACATTGGATAATTACACCAAGAGCATATCTGCCAATTATGCCGAACATGAAGTGATTGGCAGCAAACCACTATTGGAGTTTACCGGTGCCAAGCTGCAGACCATATCTTTTGATATTCGTATCAGTTCATACCTTGGATATAATCCCAGGTCGCAAATGGCAAAACTGATTGATTATTGCGAGCAGGGGGCGGTACTGACCTTTATTCTGGGAGATGCTCCCATTGGAGAAAATAAATGGATTATTGAATCTATTTCTGAAAAGGCGGAGCAGTTTCTGGGAAATGGTGAAATACTGTCCTGCGTGGCTTCAGTCAGTCTCAAAGAGTACATAGAGGATGAGGTGAAGGCAGATGAAAATAATTGATGTTACGGCCAGTCTGGAGCAGATTGAGATTTTCTCAGACAATGAACAGCTGGAAGTTATCCAAAATGTGAAAACAATCCTGACCACAATACAGGGCACTGTTCCCCTTGATAGGGATTTTGGCATTGATTCAGAGGTTATAGATAAACCGGTAAATGTAATCAGGCCGTTGATAGTAAAGGAAGTAAAGGAAAAGCTGGCCAAATATGAGCCTCGTGTGAAATTCATTTCAATGCTATGGGATGGTGCAGGCTCAGAGGGCAGGATTGTTCCGACTGTAAGGGTGGCGATTAAGTGAAGGATATAAATTTTGTTGAGACGGATACAAATACCATCAAGAACAACATCATAACAGGTTATGAGACTCTGACGGGGGCAAAACTTTCCAGAGCCCACCCTGTCAGATTGTTTTTGGAGGCATTGGCGGCCATTATTGTGTGGCTGATGAATCAGATTAATTTTGCTGCAAAGATGAATCTGTTGGCCTATGCGGTGGGGGATCACCTTGATCACATCGGTATGCTTGTAGGCTGCAGCAGAATACAAGCAAGTACTGCAAAGACAACAATCAAGGTTAAGTTGTCAGATGTCAGGGATTCAGCGGTTATCATACCTAAAGGTACAAGGGTAGCCACTGAGGATAATGTGGTTTTTGTTATTGATGAAAATACAGAGATTGCAGCCGGCAATATATCCATAAATATAGGTGCCACATGTGAAACTGTGGGGGCTGTAGGCAACGGCTACAGAAATGGAGAAATAGCCACTATCATAGACCAAATAGGCTATGTGGAGTCTATGAGTAATGTGTCTGAATCAGAGGGAGGTGCCGATATTGAGGATGATGAAAGCTACAGAGAGCGCATCCGCCAAGCTCCAGAGGCTTTTGGTAGTGGTACAGATGGCTGGTATGCCTACCACACAAAGGCTGTATCTGATTTGATCGGCGATGTATTTGTGGAGGGACCTGAGGACAGGGCAGCAGCAGGCGAGGAAAAAAGGCCCGGCGAGGTGGTTATTTATGCACTGAACAAGGATGGCACCTTGCCGGGGCAGGAGCTGAAGCAGAGTATAAAGGAATATATGACTTCTCCCAAGGTTCATTATTTAACGGATATGGTATCTGTGGAAGATCCAACAGTTGAGAAGTATGACATTTCCCTAACATATTGGATAGACACTGATGACAGTACCCGGGCCGTAGAGATTCAGGAGGCAGTCAAGAAAGCGGTAAATAAATATGCAGAATGGCAGAGGCTCAGGCTGGGGCGGGATATAAATCCCTCAAGGCTCATACGGGATATCGTGGTGGCTGGTGCTAAGCGGGCAGACATTACTGCTCCAGAGTTTAAGGTTGTAAAGCCAAAGGGCATTGCCATAGCCGAGCATATCAATGTGGTGTATGGAGGGCTGGAAGATGGCTGAATACGGCTTGATGGATATAATGCCCGAAAACCTGCTAGCGGATAAGAATATCAGGAATATCGTTGAGGTCATTGATGAAAGGCTGAGAGATAGCTACAAGCAAACAGAGTACCCCGCAATTATCAGCAGAATTGATGAACTGGACAGCGATGTACTTGATTCCCTGGCATGGCAGTATAATGTAGATTTTTATGATCCTGCCATTAATGTTGAAAACAAAAGAAAGCTGATTAGGGAATCCATTGCATGGCATCGCCTCAAAGGCACATCGGCAGCGGTTAATCAGCTGGTATCTGCAATGTTCGGCCCATCGTCTGTACAGGAATGGTATGAGTACGGCGGGGAGCCATATCACTTCCGTATTACATCCAGCGGGTTTGATCCTGCTGGAAAAACCATAAAGGACATACTGTGTGCCGTTGAAATGGCTAAAAATACACGGTCGTGCTTGGATGATATTACCATAGATGCCCATCCTGATATGGAAAGCGACCCCGTGAATCAGTATTACGGACTGGCGAATACTCCTATCGGTAGAAAGACCATAAAACTGAGTTTTCCTAAGGGGCATAAACACAAGGCTCATACAGGTGTAGCACTCAGCTGGGGTGGTGTAAAACATATAGGGTTTCAAAGTCCTAGTGATTTCCAATATGACAGTTTTATCGCTTTTGCAGATGCTCATACAGGGCGCAAGACTATTAGCTTTGACCCTAACGACCTGCATTACACTCCACTAGGGGATTTGGAGCTGTTTTTCAAGACAGGTGCAGTATACATTAACGCTGGCAAGAAGCATATAGCAGCTTGTGAAGATAGAAAAACTGTTTATGAAGCAAAAGCTGAAGCCGGTATAACTAATGTGGTGTATGGTACGAGAGTTATCGGAGGTTTAAAATACCTTGATGATATGCTATCAAAAGCCTTTGGCGGGATGTACAGTATCCGCAGAGGTACAATGAAGATTGGAGGATTGAGATAATGAGTACAACAAGAAGTACGAAGCTCCCGTATGAAGGACTTAATCTGCTGGCAAAGTGCCAAACAGGTTCAGAACTTCACTTTACAAGGGTAATCATGGGCAATGGTGAAATCAATGAATCGCAGGATGTTCGACAGCTGACAGGGCTTGTAAATCCTATGCTTGAGCTTGACATTGTATCATGTGAAGTGACAGGCACAGGTACGGTCACAATGGAAACATCTTTGAAAAATGACAAGCTGACTACAGGCTTCTTTGCTAAGGAAGTAGGTATTTTTGCAAGCGAAGGACTTGACGGTAAGGAAGTGCTTTATGCGTATCGTAACACCGGTACAGATAGCGAGTACATTCCTGCCGGGGGTGGTTCTGAGGTATGGCACCTGATTTATGAAGTAGTTACAGTCATTGACCAGGCAACCAATGTAACGGCTGTCATTAATGGCGATGTGGCCTACTGCACAAAAATGGATATGACTGAGCATAAAGAAGCAGCCAATCCACACCCAGCTTTTTTGAAAATAGGCGACGAAGTTGAGATTTTTGAGTACCTGAATTGTGGTGTGACTCAGGCAGGGGGTACACTTAATCATGTCTCTCTCGATAAGGCCAGGTTGCAGATTCTCGGTGGTGATGTTACCACACTGCCGGTAATGAACTCTCGTATCAGGCAGTTAGAGCGGGAAAATGCAAATCTTGCTTTGAAGCTAGAAGCAGAGGGCATGATGCCTGACTGCAATATGCTACTGGCAGAGAACTTTGAGAAGCCTGATAGTATTGACCAGTTCGAGGTGAAAGTTACAAGCTGTGCTGCAGGTGACGATTCTATTGATGTCAGAAACAATTATGGCTTTATCATCGGAAGCTGGTACTGGATTACAGACGGAGTTCATGCTGAATATGTGCAGGTTAAGTCTGTAATCAAGAATGGCAGTATCTACAGAGTAATCATGACAGAGCCACTCAAGGAAACATATCAGATTGACCAGGCTAAGATTTATCGCACAACTGCATGGATTAGTGAGAGTGGTGTTGTGTACGGCTCAGGTGACGTGCTGGGTATTGCCTATAAACCACCTTTTGAGTGGGCAGGGAAAACGAGCGGCTCTACTTCTGAGAGTAATGAAGAACTGCTGACAGGTGAACAATATAAAGATAGTTTTGATATAGACGGACTTGAGTTTACGGAAGATGGCTTAATAACATTGTGATAGGGAGGTTAAAGAATGGCTAAAGACGCAAAAAGTATGATAAAGAAATTGTACCCTATGGATAGAACTAAACGCTATCCCATGAAGCTGTGTCCACAGAGAAGAAAAATAATCACAAGCAACTACGAAACGTGGAGTGTAATCGGATTGCAGGCCGACGGCAGACTATTGTACACTGGTAGCACCCCTTCACCTGCTATGCCTTCAGTCAGTGGTAATATTTACTCAATAGCACATGGGAGATACTATGCTGCAATTTTAGACAGCAAAGGAGTGTGTACTTATACAGGGGCAACTAGCGGTAAATGGGAGAGCATAATTGATATTGAAGTTTGTGCTTATGGAGACTTAATAGGACTGAAAGCTGACGGTACTTGTGTATCCACTCAACGATATGGTGTTAATGTGGCCAGTTGGAGCAACATAGTTGCCATAAGTGCAAGAGGTGCAAGAGGTTTTGTAGTAGGATTAAAGGCTGACGGTACGTGCGTTACTGCTGGGTCTGCACCATCTGGGGTAACTAGCTGGAAAGATATAGTTGCGGTGTGCACAGGTTATAGCTACGTTACAGGGCTGAAAGCTGACGGCACCTGTGTATCTACCTCTTATAACTTATCCGGTTGGAGAGACGTAGTTGCAATAAGTCAAGGCAGTGACGACGGTGTGGTTGGATTAAAATCAGATGGCACATGCGTAAGCAATTATTCAGAGGGTGTACCAAGCGGGCGTAACATTATAGCAATTTTAGGTTGTAATGATAACATTATCGGTGTCAAAGCAGATATGACCTGTGTACATGTTGGTAGTGGATACTCTGGTGTATCAAGCTGGCGTCTTTCAGAATACGTTACGGATAGAGGGCTTATAGTTGCCACTCAGCCTATAAACCTTTTACCCAAGACCAAAGTGACAGGCTTCTCAATAACTGGTGTTCAGCCAACAAATACCACACGTCACGTTGCTTTCAAGGTAGATAATGTTTGGAATAAGCTGACAGTACCAAGCAATGGCGTAGCAACCTTAACACCGCTTGCAACACAGGAAATAGATGTTGATTCTATCATTAAAGAGGGCAATACAGCCGCAGAATTAGCCAAAGTAACCAGTGTTCCTGGATTTGTTGGCAAGCTGCTTTATCCAGCCGTTGCACTGTTTGCCAACGACAATGCTCAAGTCATGCCGACATTTGGAATGACAGTAAAGGCGGAAATTGATACGACTGTGAACGTATACAGCTATACGGATTACTCTCAGGAGTACAATATTTCCGATGGTGATGATGTCCCTATAGTATCTCTTGTCGCAGAAACGGAGACTAAGGGAAGAGGAGCAGTAACCATAACTGCTAGAATCAAGCAAAAAAATGTGTGGTCAGAGTACATGACCTTGCAGGACTGCCAGATGAAAGAAGCAAGTGCTATTCAGTTGAAAGCCGTGTATACTGTACAGACCACGGACGGTACTGATTTTGCTAAGATTAAAGCGGTCGTCATTACATACAACACTGCTGGAGCGATTACTTCTAATAATACGACCGACATTGTGACAGTGACTGAGAAATTCACAAATGACCTTGTGTATGTACACGCCTATTGCAAACACAGGGAATTAATTGACGCCAAAATCAATGCTTTCTGTGCAATTAGAAAACAGCCTCAGAAGCGTACCCTGTATCAGTTTGGTAATGGTACAGGTTCCTCGAAAACCTACAAGTTGCCTGATAAAGGCATTAATCAGGACACACTGACGGTCTATGTTGATGGCAAGATAGTTCTTGATTTTGGTTATAACACCGAGACCTCGGAAATTACCATTACAGGCGATAAAGATACTGCATTTTCAGCTTCTTATGAATATGGCTGGGAAATGTCAAATTGGATTCCAATGACTCAGGGCGTAAGTCAGGTTAATGACAGTGGTACCTATACCACAGAGTATACTTATATCATTCCTACCCATGAAGGCTCCTTTACAGTATCCGCAGTTAAGTTCGAGCTTGACCGGCCAGTTGGACACGTGGAGCAGGAAACTATCGGAGTAGGTACCGGCAAGAGGCAGATTATTAAATTACCTCATATTGCCAAGAAAGAAACCATAGTATGCAATGGTGCCTGGTCTTATAACTATGACAGCCAGCAACTCACAGTTATAGCTCCAGACGGAGAGGACATTGTCATCAGCTATGACTGGATAGCTGAGTCACCTAATGTGTATGCTATTTCAGCTGGCTGGGCTGACTAAAGGAGGGATTTTATGATTTGGCAAAAGAAAAAGTCTGAAAAAGCGGATAAGAAAATCAGGAAGTTACAAGAAAACCTTGCAGCCACTGATGAAGCTGTTAATGAAGTGCTTATGGGTGACGTTACTGAGAAGATAGAGGCCATGCAGGAAGCCCTGAACGCTGTATTGATGAAAGGAGAATGACAATGGGTAAGTATTTAGCATTACAGATTATCGCAGGTCGGCTTGAGTACAAGGCTGTTATCGAGAGATACGGCAAGTATAAGGCCACAATTGACGGTGTGATTGAAGAAAAAGGCTATGAGATTGACAGCAAGGGTAACTGCGTGCCTAAGACTGTCTAAGTAGTCGTAATATGGGGCGGTGCTCTCACTGTAGAGCCTGCCCTTTTGTTTTAGGAGTGATTTATTTGACTATTGAACAGGTAATCGTAATAGTTTTTACGGCTTTCATCAGCTTTTTGTCAGGACGTGCACAGAACATCGTTAATCGAAGAAATGAGGAATCCGAGAAGAAGGAAGCCCAGTTTCAGCACATTATTGACCAGCAAAGGGAGTTTGCAGATTGGCAGGCAGATATAGGCAGGAAGATAACAGAGCTGGATAGAAAGCTGATCCTTATCTCGGGCTGTACTGACAGACTGAAAAGCGGCAGTCTCACTATACTGAGAGACAGGATAATTCAGTCATGCAGGATTTTCTTGGAGCGTGGCTCTATCCCTATTACCGCCCGTAATAACATCAGGGAAATGTATAAATGTTATCACGATGAATTTAACGGGAACGGGGACGGAGAATACTATTTCAAGAAGATGATGGAGCTGCCTGTTGACCAGGACATTCCAGTAGTGTCGCATTTCGATATGGGAGGTTCTTATGATAGAAAAAATTAATGTGCCTGATGTGATTGTGGTAGTTGCTTTGTCAGCAGCTCTTATAATTTCTATTCATGGTGGGCTGAATGAACTTAGTATGAGCATTGCAAGTGGTCTTTTAGGCTATATTGGCGGTGCTGCTAAGAATAATATTAGTAGCAATAAGAGCGATAAGGAAAAGGAGTGATTTTATGAAAGTGTTTATTAATCCTGGCCATGCGCCTAACGGAGTACCAGACCCAGGGGCTGTTAATCAGTACAGCGGGTTGAAAGAAGCTATTGTTGTTAAGCATGTAGGCGATTTAGTAGCAAAGTACCTAATTGCTGCTGGTGTTGATGCGACGGTGTGCCAAGATGACTCACTGGCTACCGTAGTCAACACTTCCAACAGCATGAATGTTGATGTGTTTGTGTCTATCCATTGTAACAGTGCTGCCAATACGTCGGCTGAGGGCACCGAGACATTTTATTTCTACAGTTCTGAGCAGGGCAGGAAGCTGGCTAACTGCATTCAGTACCAGCTGATAGAGGCAATGGATACTGTAGACCGAGGCATTAAGGGAGCAAGACCTGGTACTAACGGGTTGTATGTGCTGACCAACACAGACGCTGTGGCTGTGTTGGTGGAGTTGGCGTTTATCAGCAATCAGGATGATGTGATTTTGCTTACTGAAAATCAGGATGACTTTGCAAAGGCTATTGCAAGAGGTATTACTGACTACCAGCTTTTAATGTAATAGCGTAAGGAGGAATTTCATTATGAGTGCATGGACTGAATTTAGAGATGATGTGGTGGAGTCTTTGAAATTTGACGAAGTAACGGAGCAGATGAAACAGGACTTTACTAAGTGGTTGGTTGAAACCTGTTTGCCGTTGGCTGAGACTGCTGCAGCTAACTTTATTTCTCAGATTAAAGAGCAGGCCAAAGCCGAAACAGGCTGGTGTAAAGTGCGAGACTTGATTGTCCTGCCATTAATCGTTAACGGTGGATTATGGGGGATTAAAAAGGCCCTTAATGTTACAGATGTGAAATAATATTGCTGTAGGCACTCGTGCAACCTTTTTTTGAGGATGTACGAGTGCCTATTTTTTATTATATTATTTGAGCTTATTTTATAAAAATTAACCTATTTAGGGTTGAATATATTTACAAAATGTGATAATATTATTGTGGGAGGTTAAGTTAAGATGAGGAGGTATTCATTATGGTGACAGCATTTGGGAAGTTTTGCCGAAAGTTAAGAATTGATAAAAGTCAAATCATGCTTGATATGGCCACTAATCTTGGTGTGTCACCAGCTTTTTTATCAGCTGTTGAGAATGGGAAAAAAAATGTACCGCAAAAGTGGCTTGATGATTTGGCTAAAATTTACAAATTATCTATAGATGACTATCAAGAGTTAAAAAAAGCGATAGAGTTATCTGTAATGGAAGTAAAGTTCAACTTGCAAAAAGAAAGCAATAACGATCGTGAGATTATTATTGCTTTTGCTAGAGAGTTCAAAACAATGGATAACGCTCGAAAAGAGCAAATTAGAAAATTGCTTTGTCAAGGCAATGGAGATGATTAATGTTGGATATCCAGGAGATGGTAGTACCATCATTAAGCCGGAAAGCAATAAGAGGCTTGGCATTTAGGTTACGCCAAGCCTTGCAACTGGAAAATGTTTTGAGATTTCCGATCGTAGAAAGTATGGAATTATTAGCAGCAACAGTGGATGATTTCGAACTGGAAATTTGTACCATTGGGGAGATGAAGCATTTTCATGGCTTAACTATGGAGAATGGCATAATCAGAATCCGTGAGGATGTTTACCTTGATGCTGTAAAAGGGGATGGCTGTGCACGTGATACTATGGCACATGAATTGGGCCATTGGCTGATGCACAGAGGAAATAAAGCACATGCAAAACTTGCTGGAGGAGTTGTGCCAGCATACGCATCACCAGAGTGGCAGGCAAAGGCTTTTGCAGGTGAGCTATTGGTACCTTGTCATTTAATAACTCGGACAATGAGTGTAAGGGAAGTTGCCGAAAAATGTGGAGTTTCATGTAGTGCAGCGAAATATCAGTTATCAAAAATTCCAAGGTAAGCCTTGTTAATATATATATCATAAATCAAGGAGGTGAGAAAAATGGCAACTGATAAGAAAAAAATACCAGGATATTATATCTTTAGGGCGTGGAAACGCAAAAAAGATGGCACTATAATATATGCCAAAACATACGGAAAAAGAGCTTTCCCAATATTCATTCCTCTGAATAAATAA